AGCTGGTGCTCTTTCTTTGGATCCTTTTGGTAATCCAGATAAGCATCCTCTTCATGTTCGTCAGATCTCTAATGATTTGACACTCCTTGCTTACAACTACTGGCTTGCAAACAACAAGCAGGTTGATGATAATGACATTAACCAGTTTGTTCTTTCTAAGATACCCAGTCAGGTAAGCAAATACTTTAGGCAGGATCCAACCACCAAAGGATGGACTCCAAAGCCTCTGAGCAGAAACCCCAACATTGCTGGAAACTATAGCACAAGTGCTGTGGCTGGCCGCGTTCGTGATGCCTCTGGATTTGATCCACGCACCATTCAATTGCGCAGCTATACATCTGGTTCCACTATGTTGATGTCCAAGGGTGAGGTAGAAGACAACATTCAACGTCTTCAATCAAACCAACCATTGACCTCTAAAGCCCAGGCTTTGGCAGGCAGCAATGGGGGCGCGGTTCGTCTGCTGACCCATCAAGCACAACATTATGGTATTGATCCAAGCCCTATCCTATCCACTCCTGAAGCAAGGCGTCTGGCTGAATACAGCGCTGTCGCTCCTCGTGCCGCCGAGCGGTATGCCACTTCCGGAAACAATCCCCAACAGCAACTACTTCAGCTGCGAAGAATTGTTGAAGCTCAACAACGAGCCCGGAGACGCGTGGAAGTGTCTGGGAAAGGGACAGAGCCTACTACTGATCTGAAACCCGGTGCGGTTGTAGGCATTAATGATTACATTCGTCTCGCTATGGATCAAGGTCTTGGCGGAGAAGAAGCAGTAATCATGGCTGCAATTGGTATGGCAGAATCTACTGGCAAGTCTGGTGTTCGTAATTTGAACCCAAACACAGGAGATGATTCCTACGGATTGTGGCAAATTAATATGATTGGTGATCTTGGACCTCAACGTCTTCGTAACTACGGTCTTAGTAGTGCGGATGATCTTAAGGATCCAGAAACCAACGCCAGGGTTATGTCTAGCATCTTGAAATCAGGCGGTAAGAACGCTTGGGGTGCCTATCGTGATAAACGCTACCTTCAATACATGGGGGAAGCACGTAGGGCATTTGCGGAGATGCAACGATCGGGTTTTAATTCGGCCCGAGGTGGGCGGGCAAACTTCTCACCCACTAATGTCCAGTCCATCCGTATTGAAACGCCAGGCAATTCTTTCCAACCCGGCATGGATCTTTGGTTTGCTGATAAACAGTTCGGTGCTGTTCTCCCAGGCAGGGTCAAAGAGATCCGACGTAACAATGGGAACTATGGCAATATGATTGTCGTAGAATCTACCGATCCAGCAACTGGAGATACTGTGGATGTGCTCTATGCACACCTTGATAGTATTAATGTACGGGAAGGTGAAAGCGTTCGTCCTGGAGTTGTTCTTGGTAAACAAGGCGGTTCTGGACGGGTCAGATCAGTAGACGGAACTATTGCAAGCATTGATTTCCTTGCTCCAGCCCCTGCTGGTAGTAATGCCATGACTCCATATCGTAATTGGCAGCGATTGGCAGCACGAATTAAGCAGCAAATCGAAGCTGGAACATTCCGATAAGATACATAGTTAATGGGAACTGGTGCGCTGGTTCCCCACTTTTCTTTGATAACCTTTAGCCTGCGGGCAATCCTTATTAGAAATGCCTCAACTTAATGGTCCTGTCGGCCTTGGGCCTGTTGATGATTATTACCACAACCCTGAATACAAACAACAACAACTAGAAGAAGAGGAACAAAAAAAGAAACAAACGCAACAGCGGCAAAAGGCACAAGGAGAAACGGGACCCAAAACGGTCAATCCTCTGAAACCTATTCAACAAGCACTGAGCACAGATCTTGGAGAACCGATTACTGGTGCGCTTGATACCATTCTAGGTACCGATCTTCAAAAGCAATACAAGCAAACCAAGCAAAAAACACAGAAATTTCGCAAAGAAACTGCAGAAGCTTTTAATAAAGACACTGGGTTTAATGCTGAAGCTTCACGAGTAATATTAAATGCTGGTGTTGGTGCTGTTGAAGCTACCCTCAATACCTTTGATGTTGTTGGTGATGCCCTTAAGGTAGGTGTCAACAAGGTTATTGGTAATAAAACCAAGGCCACCGAGGATCCTTGGAATGATCGTTACACCTCTGCTGCCTACTCCTTTGGGCTTCAAAAGCCTAAAACAGAGATTGGTCAGGCTGCCCTTAAGCTGGCAGAACTGGTTGTTCTAACCAGAGCAGTTGCAACCAAGGCTCCTAAGTCTCTCATTCAGTTGGGAACAAAGGGAAAGGGAATCAAAGGTGCTGTGGCTTCTGGTCTGGTACCTGGAGCTGTGGCAGACTTTATGCTCACCAAACCGGAAGATGGTAACTTTTCTACCATGGTCCGAAACCTTGTCCCTGAGAACCACCCCCTTCATGATTCGGTTCTGTTTGCCCTAGCAGCAGAAAAGGATGATGACATCTTCCAAGCAAAGATCAAGGGTGTACTTGAAGGCGGTGCATTTGGTGCCGTTATTGATGGTGCTGGATGGCTGCTGTTTGGCCGTAAGGCTGCTCAGGCGGCATTGAAGGCTGGCAAGTCTGAATCTGAAGCTATGGCTGATGGCCTAAAGGCATCGGAACAGGCCATGAAACAGATGGACGCGGATAACGTCAAGGCTGTGGAAGCCGAGTCGATGCGCTGGGGTGAGGCACACCAGGAGGAAATGAACCAACTGCTGGACCTGGAACGTCGCTACCTGGACCAGGAAGCCGCCTTTAAGGAGGCGGGGATAGATGAGACCGATCCTAAGTTCAGAGCCCTTCAGGAGACCCTTGGAGACGTGCGTGTGAGCATGGCAGAACTGGACGAAGCTATCGCAAGAGGCTATGATCCAGACGATGCTAAGGAACTCCTTCCTCAGGATGCAGCAGCTACCATTAAGACTGGTCCTGTTGAGGATGCAATCGGTCAGCAACACCGAAGCCTTAACAACACCAAGGCCCCCAGTGGTGATCCTACTATTCCAAAGGCAGTACGTTCTGCCCCGATGAATATTGGTGGATCCGTACGGATGATGACAGATGCTCAATTCCGTATCTCCAACATCAAAGGTGGAGCAGAGGATGTCATTCGGAAGCTTTCTAGCCGGATGGATCTTCAAGAAGCAGCCAAGGCAGCCATGACCTCGGTTGATGGTATTGTTAAGAGTGCTGCTCAGGAGTTGGAAGACTTCCGTAATGCTCTTGGTGAGCCTCTGGACAACCAAACCATCTACCAGATGATGAAGGAAGCAGAGGTCATTGATCCTGATTCTGTATCCGGCCGTTACCTTTCCAAGAAGGGTGTGCTGGTTACCAAGGCTCTGGTACGTGACACTGCTCTTCAAATCAACGATCTGGCTACCAATGCCGCTGCCCTGCGTGAAGCAGGTGAATTTGACGGCAATAGCTTTGATCGAGTGGTGGATCGTCTGGTGTTCCTGCTGGATCTCCATAAGCAAACCGCCTATCGTTATGGTAGTGGTCTAAATATCTTCAAGCAAAACGTTGGGTCTGTTGCTGATGAAGCTGGTGCTGAGGCCAAGACTGCCCTTAGTATGGGTGAAGTCAAGGAGTGGGCACTTAAGGTAAAGAAACTTCAACGCAGCTCCGATCCAAATGCTGCTGGAGAAATGGATGCTCTGATTCGAGCAATGGTATTGGCCGGTGGTGATCCGTCCAAGACTGTTCGATTCTGGGATGCTGCTCGTGGTATTGGCTTTAAACAGGCCATGACCAATATGTATCAATCGATGTTGTCGGGTCCTATTACCCACCTTCGAAATATGTTTGGCAACAGCTATGCCATCCTAGAGCGGCCCTTCTCCACGTATATGCGGGGTATTGTTAAGAACGATCCTATCCTGCGTAACTCAGCTACTGCTGGCCTCCACAGCATGTATAAGGGTATCCAGGACGCATGGGAAGTGGCTGCTACTACCTTAAAGACTGGTGATTCTGTCAACTACAATGCTAAGTTTGTTGTAGAGGATTTTGAAACCAAGGCCATTCTTGAGCAGCTTAACATGGCCGCTCGTACTGATTCGGAAAAGATTGCAGCTGGAATGCTTGAAAAGAGCTATACCATGCTCAATAATCCCTGGTTCAGTTGGCCCAGTCGAGCATTGCTTGGTGCTGATGACTTCTTCAAGACCCTGGCTGCTCGTTATCGGATGAATAGTCATTCGATGTACTTGGCCCAGATCCATGCTGCTGACAAGGGCGATGTGGATTTCTTGTTCAAGAAGTACATTGATGAGTATTCCAAGGGCATCGATCCTCAATCTGGTCGTATCCTCGATAAGGATCTGCTTGATTATGCGGAACGTGTGGCATTCCAACAAGATCCAGGCAGCTTTATGAATGCAGTGGCTAACGCTGTAGATCAGGCTCCGTTTGGAAAGCTGTTTATTCCCTTTGTTCGTACACCTGCTAACCTGCTGGGGTATGGTCTGGAACACGTGCCTCTGATTAATCGTCAGATGAGCAACTTCCGCCGAACCCTAGAGGCTGCTGAAAAGAGCGGAGACTATCTGCTTGTTGAAGAGCTTAAGGGGCGTGAAGCCACAGGTGCATTCCTTGTAGGGGCACTCATTACAATGGCCACTCAAACCGACATCACCGGTAATCTTCCGTTTGATCCTAACGAACGTAAGGCATGGCGTGAAGAGGGTCGTCCTGCAATGTCGATCCGCGTTGGAAACAAGTGGGTATCGTATGCGTCATTTGAACCAGTCAACTCCATGCTGTCTATTGTGGCTGATGCCATTAGGCTTGTGAAGATTGGTGGTGCTGATGCTGCTGGTCAGGTCATGCGACAGCTTGTTTATTCAATCATGGCAGGCTATACCGATAAGAGTTTCCTGTCTGGTCTGGGTACGCTTGGTGAATTGATCAATCCTAAGACCCTTCAAGATCCTAGTGCGTTGAACTTCCTGCTGAACTCTGCTAATACCATGGTTCCCTATGCGGGTGTTCGTCGAGCATTTGCTAATTCCCTTGATCCGTATATGAAGGAAACAAGGAACGAACTTGATCGTATGCTCATTGCAGCAGCTCCTGGCTACGGTAAAGATCTTCCTAGTGTTACCTCTTGGATCACTGGTAAGAAGCTTCATTCCAATGCTGGTGGCCTTTACAACGCTTTGAGCCCTGTCCGCATTTATGATGTGGAGAATACTAAGCTCGTTAAGACGCTATCAGAAATTGGCTACCCATCCAATGACATCATCAAGACCGGTAAGAATGGGGTTCGTCTTGCTCCAGAACATCGGGAACGTCTAAGCCAACTGCTCTTCCAGAGTGGACTGCCCAAGAAATTGGAGCAGGTGATTGGGCGTAAGGAATGGCAGAACATGGCCAAGGCCTATAAGAATCGGCCGATTACTGCTGAAATGATTGTTGGTGCTAACGAGGACAACACACCTCCACACATCAAACAGATCAGTGGTATCATTAGTAAATACAAGACACAGGCCCTTAATGTTCTTTATGATGAGGATCCGTCCTACCGTGCGCTTGTCATGGAAAAGAGGGAAACCAACATTAAGGCACTAAGGGGAGACTTTACTAAGTCAACAATCAAAGAAGACCTTAAGCAATTGGCTGAATTCTAATGGCAATTGTCCAAAACATTTACACGGGGAATGGATCTACTACGCTCTATTCCTTGTCTTTTCTTTATCTAGATGAGGCAGACGTAAAGGTAACCCTTAATGGAGCGCCTACTACTGCCTTTGTCTTTGTTAATGCCAGTACCATTCAGTTCCTGTCGGCCCCAGCCAACGGCACTGCTATCGTTATCTATCGAGAAACTGCAAACGAAGAGGCCGAAGCTACGTTCTTTGCTGGCTCTTCAATTAAAGCGGTTGATCTAAATAATAACTTTACTCAATTTCTTTATTCCATTCAAGAGCTTACAGCACGTAGCATTAGTAAGCTAGGGGATACTCTTCTTGGTATCCTTAATATGGGTGGGTTTCGGATCACCAACATGGCTGATCCTGTTAGCGCTCAAGATGCCGCCACTAAAAACTGGGTAGAAACATCAACTAGCGCACCACTGGTACAGTTCCGCAGCATCTTCTACGGAGCTTACGCAACAGACCCAGCGACAGACCCATACGGCAATGCTCGTTCCGTAGGGGATTTGTATTTCAACAGCACCTCCAACGTCATGCGCGTTTGGAACGGTGCTACGTGGCAAGACTCCTCAGCCAATGCCAACGTGCTGCGGTGGAGGAAGACTGCCGTTGGTGGTGAGACCAGCCTAAGTGGTGCGGATGACAACGCTGCCACCCTGACCTACACGGTCAACCTTGAGTTCGTCTATCTGAACGGTGTTCTGCTGACTCGTGGTGCTGACTACACCGCAAGCAATGGAACCAGCATTACGGGGCTCGTTGCCCTTGAGGCGGGGGACGTCGTTGAGGTGCTGTCGTACAGCTCGTTCAGCCTGGTCAATGTGCCGGGTTCGACGATTCAGGATGGGACGATTAGCACCAACAAGCTGGCCAACGGCTCTGTTGACTCGTCCAAGATTCTCGACAACACAATTGTAAACGCGGATGTCAATGCGTCTGCCGGCATCCAGGCAAGCAAACTTTCGTTTACGCAAGCTGGAACCGGTGCTGTTGCGCGGACGGTTGATAGCAAGTTAAAGGATGTGGTGTCCGTTAAGGACTTCGGAGCTGTGGGAGATGGTGTTGCGGACGATACGGCTGCTATTCAAGCGGCATTGTCGTCCGGCGCAGTGACTATTGACGGAAAAGGATCTACTTACAAAATTAATAGCCCACTAACACTTCCCCAAGGCGTAACGCTCCAAAATATCCGGCTCAATGCCGGCACTGCGGGAATGAATATGGTGCTAGTCAATAGCAGTTCTCGCATTGTCAACTCGCTATTAACAGGCACAGGGACAACCAATATCGTGGAACGCGGCGTCTACCCCGCGACAGATGGTGTTGTTGATGTCTCGCTTGACATTACGGTTACTCAGCTGACAGTTGGCGTTCAAGCTCAGCACATCACAACTTTCTCCAGTGCCAACATTCCAAAGCGATGGACGGGGAAAATCTACTGCAACAACATTGTCGGAGCTACTGGGGTCTCAGAGGGATACGGTTTGCTCTTGAGCCCTGCGGAGGCCTGCGAATTTTCAGTGGTGGCCAATACCGTTGCAAGGCACGCTGTATATCTTTCGGCAGGGGCATCTTACAACAGGATTACCGCAACGGTGGATGGCTGTAACAACTATGCTGCACAAATCTTTTCAACGTCCGCGCAGGCGGCATCTCAATACAACACCCTGCTCATCAAGTGCAGGAACCTGGGACAAAACGTGGCAGGGCAAAGCGGTGCTGTCGCCATCGTCCAAAAGGCCAACTACAACACCGTCACCGTCGAGCACGAAGGAAACAACGCTACTCAGTGCAGCATCTTGGTGGAAGGCATCTCTGGCGGGCCATACCCTACGGCGAACAAGATCATCGACGGCTCAATCAGCGGCCAATTCACTGGTGCCGACGTAATCAAGCTATTGAACGCCGATGGAACCGTTGTCTCTGGTAATGCTCTCTATGCATATGCCACGGCTTCCGTTATCGCCATGCGTCGCTCGGGTACTAACGGCTCAGCGCATGGAGGCTACGTCCAAGACAACATCATCAATGCGCAAGGGCAGGCAATTCGCGGAATCTACAACGAGTGCAATAGCCAACCCTCCTTCATTGGCATAAATGAGATCCGCAACAACTCAACGGGTATTCGCGTAGACGATCAAACAGGCGGAAAGCGGCTTGGCTTCTCTCGGCGAGTTGTCTTTAGTGGAACCACGGCAAGCATTGCCGGTAACTCAAGTGGCGATACGACCGTGACGCTAAACGATGCTGTTGCCACTACTGGCAGAAGGACAAGCATCGGGCTGACTGGTGGCAGCGGAGCTTTTTTTAATGCGCCACACACAGTGATCGGAGTGTTTACGCCAGCAAACGAAACCTCCGTGACATTTCGTACATACAATGGTGTCGCTGGCGCTCAGACTTTCAACTTTGAAGGAACTATCCTTGGAGACTGATTATGGCTATTAAAAAGACCGTGACATCCCCTCACGGGTTCATTGCAACAGATGCCTACCATCGGGTCGAAAACCTTTCAATTCAAGGAAAGGATTCAATCAGCTTCTTGCTTTGCTCAAAGAAAAGCTCAAGTGATCCGTCATTCGCTCAACGGCAACTTGCCTGCGACTATGAGATAGAGGGCTCCAATCCATTTTGTCAGGCCTACCAGCATCTCAAAACCCTCCCTGAGTTCTCGGATGCCGAGGACTGCTGATCCTTATTTCCGAAAATATCAATGACAAAAACACGAAACATCTCCGACCTCGGCGCCTTCACCCCTTCGGGGGCTGGAGGTGTCCAGAGGACCGTTGAGAATAAGCTCAGGGACGTTGTATCCGTTAAGGATTTTGGAGCCGTTGGGGACGGTGTGGCGGATGATACGGCTGCCATCAACGCGGCCATTGCGGCCAGCAATGTTGTGTTCTTTCCGGCTGGCACATACCTGAGCAGCGGTAATCACGACGTCACAGGCAAAACCTTGTATGGCGTCTCGCAAGAGCGGTCGATCATCAAGCTGTCGGGTTCCAATACAAACACATCTTTGCTGGTCAACGGTGGAAACATCAGCACTTCTTGGGGTAGCGGCGGAGGCTGCATACTGCAGAACCTGGGACTGCAGGGAAACTGGAACGGCTCAACAACCAACACTGAAACAAATGTCTCCAACATTGGCGCTCTACTGAAGCTGTGGAGCGGAGCCTACGTCAGGGTCAATGACTGTGACTTTGCCAACTCCTTTGGTTTTGGCATCTTCTGCTACCGGCTTGGCTATTCTTACTTCAACGGGTGCCATGTCTACACAACTGCCAAGAACGGGATTCACCTAGAAGCCCCTAGTGGTTCAGATTCTATTACTTCAACATCGATCAACTTCTGTTCCATCCACAGCAATCGCGGTCGAGGTGTCAATGCAGCCCAGGGGGGCAATGCGATCTACGTCAAAAACGGCTTCTCGGTGTCCGTTTATGGCTGTGTTGTTGAGGATGTAGACGACGGCTTCCGCCTGGACGGCAATGACAACCGCAGCGTCAGCCTGTATTACCTGCACAGCGAACAGTGCGGAAATTACGATGTTTACTATGCTGGGTCTGGCACTGACTTTGGGATGTATCAGTGCATCCTGGGCAGTACGAACAAGTTTTATCAGCCGAACCCACAGTTTCAACAATACACGGCAATCAACAACTTCGGCCTTGTCGACACTTATGAGCTGCCTGTTGTACAGAATGGGCCGAATGAGGTCATCATTAATAATGCCACGCCTCGCAATACGATCGCAAGCGTCACGGTTGGCCCAGGCACTTGGCTGCTTACTGGATCGTGGGTTGGCACAAACGCAGGCGGCGTTGGCCTATACCTGGAAGAACTGGTCAAAACGGTGGATGGTGGAGGGCAGTGGCAGTGGATGGTACATGACCTTCCGTTCTGTTAAGCCTAAATCAGCCTTTGATAACTCTTGGAAGGGTGTCATGGCCGTTGCCAAGGCAAAAGGTGTTAAGTTTCCCGAGGTTGTTGCTGCTCAATGGGCCCTTGAGTCCGGTTACGGTAAACATACCTCTGGAAAGAACAATTTCTTTGGCATTAAAGGTAGCCCTGGTACCACAACAGAAACAAAAGAGTTTCTTAACGGCAAATGGGTTACCATTAAAGACACGTTTAAGGACTATAACACCCCTGAAGAGTGCATTCAACACCTGATTTCCCTTTGGTACGACGATTACAAAGGGTATGAGGGTGTCAATCGTGCCACTTCTGCTGAGGAATGCTGTCGATTGCTTCAACAAGAAGGGTATGCTACAGATCCAAGCTACCCGCAAAAGCTTATCAATCTTATTAAGGAAAACAACTAATGGCATCTATCACTACGAACGGCAGTACTACGGCTGGCAGCTTTTTGACCAGTGATACCACCACTGCTTTTGAGGTTGGAGCTGCGCGTACCATTGCGCTTGGTGCTACCAGCGCTAACCTTGCGCTAACCTCTACCTGCCGATTCATTTCCATTACGTGTACTGGTGGCACCCACTGTCACTATCAGATTGGTGTCGGTACTCAAACGGCCTCTGCCACAACCCATTATCTGCGGACGGGCGAGCGGTTGAACCTTGCTGTACCCATTGGAGCTAACATTGCTGCTATTCAAGGCACTGGGTCCAGTACAACTCTATTCATTACGGAGTTGACAAACTAAAATGGGCAGCAGAGCAACTGAGGATCAGTTCAACGAGCTTCACGGCCTCGTTACAAAGGAACTGATTGGTCGCATTGAAAGCGGCCTTGCTACCACTCAAGATCTTAAGGCTGCTTGTGATTGGCTTGCCAAGAATAACATTACTGGTGTTCCCATTTCAGGCTCACCCCTTGCTGAACTATTTGCAAGCCTTCCTGACCTAGAACTTGAGGACGTGGAACGTGTCATCCGATAATGAAACCATCCGTAATGCGGTAACAGCAGCCATTCTTGGTTTGTTTGGTTGGCACCTTTTAACGCTCCATAACATTGCTAAGTCGGTTGATGTACTCGTTACTCAGGTTGGACTCAGCAATCAGCGCATCGAACGCCTGGAAAACTTCGTTTATTTTAAAGATGGCCCAGGCAAAGAGCAAGTCCGCTAAGTACTACGCAGCCAACCCAAAGGCAGCGGCCAAGAAAGCGGCCTATCAACGCAAACTGAATAAAAAGCCCACGGTCAAGAATGCCTCCGAAGAGCGGTGGTCAGAGCGTAGGCGCCGTGGCCTAGCGGGAAAGGGAGGCCCCGATCTTTCCCATACACGCAAGGGGACCATGGTTCTTGAAAGCCCTTCTCGGAACCGTGCTAGAAATGGTCACAATGGTAAATCCACAAAGAAATGAACAAGGGCAATTCCAAACCCTCTGGCCTCTACGCTAATATCAACAAGCGTAAAGCAGCAGGTACCAGTCGAACCAAAAAGAATAGCACGATTTCTCCAAAGGCCTACGCTAATATGAAGGCCGGATTCCCTAAGAAAAAGAAGAAGTAAACCACTGTAGCGGCTCATGCCTCTCAAAGATCCTTCTGAATACCTCTTCCTCCTAAGGGCCATGACAAGCAGCGAAGCAAAGAGGATGTGGAGACAGGCCATTAAAGACCATTGGCATAACCAGTGTGCTTATTGTGGCTCCTCTGATAATCTTACCTTGGATCACGTTCACCCTAAGATGCGCGGTGGTCATGACACAACGCATAACGTGGTCCCTGCTTGTAGGTCCTGTAATCAATCAAAAGGTAGTTCCCATTGGCTTTCTTGGTGGGTCAGTCAGGACTCCTTTGACCTTTCAAACTTTTCCAAGGTTCTTTCTTGGACAACTACGTAAACCCAATCTCTTAAAAAGATGGCTACTCTTCCTGCTGGCGGTTCCGCCTACGGTTCGATTTCTACCGCCCCTGGTCAGATCTCGCAACACGAATTGAATACTACCATTGCTACCGTGGCTACCACCGTGGCGCTGAATGCTACTGTGTCGGCTGCTACCACTGCTATCCGTAACGTGCGTAAGGCCGATCGTGTGCCTTCCTCTAACGTTGCTAACAAGACTGGCCGTGTGCGTCGGGTCTGATTATTATGGCAAAGATTACTTCTTCTTCTAATCGCTCCAAGCGGTCCACAAAGAAGCCTGTCACCACCTCTAAGGGTCGGGCCAACCGTCAGTCCGTTTCTAAGGCTCGTGTGTCACAATCAGGGGGTGGTACTCCTGGATCTGCAAAAGTGACAACTGGTCGTGGTGGCGGCGGTGGTGTGACCAAGCCTAGTGGCACCCCTCGAATGGTGAATGCGGGCAAGCCCGTAATGCAAAAGCTGGTGCGTAAGGCTGCCCAGGCCCGTAAGGCTGCTTCTGGTCGTCCCCTGGTTAAGCCTGTGGAAGCACAGCGTTTGATGTCCCAGCGAGCACCTAAGATCCGCGAAGGTGCTAAGAAACTGCGTACCATCGGTGATTCCGGTCAGGTGCGGGCTGCCCAACAACGCGGCCAAGAGATCCGTAAAGGGGCCGAGGCTCGTCGTGGTGCTCGTGGTGCCATGAAGGCCATGGAAGGAACCCTGAAGGCTGCTCGTACCGCTCGTGCTGTGGTGGGTGGTCTTAAGGGTCTTGCTCGTGGTGGTGTGGCAGCCGCTGCGCTTCAGGCTCGTCCTGCTGCTGATGGCACCCTCAAGGCTGCTCTTAAGCGAGGCGACTATAAGCCCAAGCAAGGTCCCAAGCCGTCTACTACCACTGGTTCCTTTAACAAAAAGACGTTTGATCAGGCCTTTAAGGCCGCACGTTCTTCTGGTGCCAGTCAGTTCACCTGGCGTGGTAAGAAATATACCACCAAGATGAAATAGCCACCATTGGGGGTTCTACGGCCCTGTAGGTCCCCTTTTTTCCCTTTTACGTATGTTCCCCGTGGAATTAAGAAAATGCCCTCAGTGCGGCTTAGAGAAGCCTCTTAGTGAATGGCCTAAAAACAAAGCCGCTACAAAGGGACGATGGCCTGGATATAGCTCATGCTGCACTATTTGTCAGTATGCAAGAACAGCTCGTCGATCGTTAGAACAAAAAATGCTTTCAAGATCAAAAAGCCGGGCCCTAGCAAAAGGGTTGGAGCATACAATTACTCTTGAAGACATTCAGATTCCTAATAAATGTCCTTTACTTGGAATTAAAATAAAAGACAATACAGGCAATGGACGTGGAAACTGCCGTGACTCTCCATCTCTTGATCGCTTAGATTCCTCCAAAGGATACACCCCAGACAATGTGTGGGTAATTTCAAACAGAGCCAACGAAATTAAATCAAATGCAACCCTCGAAGAACTTGAAACCATCGCAGCAAACCTTAGAGCAAAGATTGAAGGAAGACTTTAGTTTGTTTCTTAGGCTCTGCTGGAAATCACTTCAGCTGCCTACTCCTACTCGTGCTCAACTGGCGATGGCGCGTTACCTTCAAAATGGAGGCAAACGTATTCAGCTGCAAATGTTTCGAGGTTGTGGCAAAAGCTGGGTTACGGCCGCCTTTGTTTTATGGAATTTATTTTGCGATAGAGACAAAAAAATTATGGTGGTGTCGGCCAGCAAGCAACGTGCCGATGACTTTAGCATTTTCTGCCAACGCTGCATTCTTGAGTTTTCCTGGTTGAACCACTTGGCTCCAGTAGACGATGACCAGCGGTGGAGTCGTGTATCATTTGACGTTGCCGGGGCTCGCCCTGCTCAAAGTCCTTCAGTAAAGAGTGTTGGTATCGGCGGTCAGTTGACTGGTAGCCGAGCTGATCTTATTGTGGCTGATGACATCGAAGTTCCGAACAACTCAGCTACAGATTTGATGAGGGAAAAGCTACTTCAGTTGGTCACTGAATTTGAATCCGTACTTACGCCCAAAAAAGACAGTCGTGTGATCTTTCTTGGTACGCCTCAAACCACATTTACAATTTATCGTACCTTACGAGAACGGGGCTATACTCCTATGGTGTGGCCCGCCAGGTATCCAAAAAGCCTTGTTGGATACGAAGACGTATTGGCAGAAGAGCTTCAAAAGGACATCGATAAGAGCGGCCTAGAAAGGCTTTCTTGGACGCCAACAGACACTCGCTTCTCTGAAATCAACCTTCTCGAAAGGGAACAGAGTATGAGTCGCAGCAACTTCATGCTGCAGTTTATGTTGGATACCAGCCTAAGTGACGCCCTTAAATTTCCTCTCAAGCTCAGCGACTTTTCAGTACTACCGCTTGATGCTAAGAAAGGTCCATCTGACGTGGTGTGGGGCGCCGATAAAGAGACTCTGTTGGATCTCCCTGCTGTCG